ATGTTCCCAATCGCAGAAAGTATCATCATTAAGATTTGAACCCATTTGGAGATACGAGTTATTGAACTGCTGTCCATAACAATCTCACTTTTTTACAGTGGGAAAAGTTAAAGAACACCAGAAATAACGGTATCACCAAAGCCCGCGGACTGCTGTGACAGCGATCCGAAGTGCATGGAGAGTCCCGCACGAACGTTCGGCGCATCAGCTGTATCCGACCCTGCTGGCACTTCCGCAATGGTAGTGATCAACATGGTCTGGAACGGCTGACCGGCGAGAGGTGTTACACCCTTACGGGTTACACACTTATACACGTTCCGCGACACACTAGCAATAACACCAGTCACAGGATTGGGGTTCCCAAGGACTTTAAGGACCTTGGGTCTCCAAAATGTGGTGGTGAAAGGGCTAGCGACCGATGAGGCGGTCACACCAGTCTGCGTACCGCCTAAAGCGGTAACAGCATACTGGCGACCGTTCACATCGGGGGCCACGTCCGCAACATGCGTATACGTGGGAGACGTAAGGCCCGTTTGGGCCAACCCCGTAACCGGGGACGTCAGGGCAATTGACATTTGTACCTCTAACAATGAGGGAGATTACTGAAAAAGCTGGCGCCTAGTTCTATTTCTCGCTCCAAGCAAAGCGGTCATATTGATCCACTTTGACCCAAACCCCGGCATTTCTAGTGTAATACTAGGTAACATCGGTGCTTGGGCGGAACGATTAATAGCCATAGTGCTAGCCCGTAGGTAGCTCGAGCTCACATATCTGCTTATGTCCTTCAAATATCCGCCAATCCCGGGTACGTAAGCCTTGTCAATATACGCCTCGTTGAGCGTTAGCTCAGCGTGGCGTTTTACTGATTTGGCAACCCAGGCTATGTCGGATTTCCGTACAGACCAAGCGTCGAGAATGTCACCAATATTGGTGAAATAATCGGCAAGGAAGGAATACGGAATGAGCTCCCAAGCAGTTGGTATAATCTCTCTCCAGTTGGTACCGAAGAGAGTCATATCAGCCTGCACAGGGTTCTCACATACGCTTCGGACTTGACCATAATACCGCACACTAACTTTTCGTTTTGTGAGCGATCGGTGATGCAAACGCATGTACAGATCTGTTCTAGTGCTAATACCGGCGAAAGAAGATGTTTCAACCTCACCTTTTCCAGAAATACGGGTATAGTTACCCATAAATCGGTTCAGGCGACGGTTGAGAGCTTCTCCGGCGGACTTAACATCTGAGATCAGAGGCTGCCATCCGAATGCATGTTCCAGCCAAGTCTCCGAGACAATTCGACCGAAGGAGGATTTCTTTGCTCTACGGGAACGTTTCTGTACGTTCCTAAGGTAGTCATCGAGTCCTCTCCGGAGTCCTTGTCCCGGCCTCCTTAACATGTGTAAAGTCTCTCGAAGTTCGCCAGTAAAGGTTAGACCGCGAAAAGCGGTTTGAGCTTCTTTGGCGCGCTTCCAGAACTTTGCTAGAGCCATGTTGTCGGCTTCAGCTGAAATGGCAGGTAAAGTCGGAAAGCCAGACCACCAAATCTGGCCATCTTCCCGAGAATACCTCTCTGTAGGTCCCTGTACTTCGTTCCTAAGCCAACGAACTTCTGCGACACCGAAACCACCAGTGAAACTATGATTCAAGATTACTCTTGAAGTAGTTGCACTTTCGTGTTTTCGTACTTGACTCCTCCAGTGCGGATTTGAAGCCGACGTTTTGGAGTCAGTGGCGTCAACAGAAGTACCGTTGACATAGTAGCCCGTCGCCTGTCCTGGATAGTTGGTACTAACCAGGTAGCGAGGTCTTAGACGTTGAACAGAGGTTCTAGTGATAGTATTCATTAATACTCGCCATTAGAGCCGTCGTGACTAAACGTCAAGGGTTGTGATACTTCCCCTGAGACCAGTAGTTCTCCTAAGGTTTTACCCAAAGGATTATACTGTTCGCAGAGCGTATGTAATGCAACAAGCCCATCGTGGAAGCGCCTTGGATTTGAAATATTCCAGGGGACGGAGAACATATGATCCTCAGTACGAGTTATGATAGAATACCGTTCGAACGATGAAGATTTCTCTTCATCGACTACTAGGTAGACAATCAGCCCGTAAGGAGAACATACACGCTCCGCCAGCCTATAACGGCTCACATACACGGCGGGAACCTGGTCTTCATCAATGATGACAGAGTCATCGGAGATGACCCCAGATTCTTCATGTTGCATCGTCGATTTCCTTTAAGAAAAAGATGTTAACATACGTTGAAATATGACAACCCCCCGGCGCGCAACCTAGACATAGAAGGACCCCCCTGACATAGTATGCCAGGAACCGACCAAGGTAGAACATACCAGAGGTCAAAGGGGTCCCAATGTGAATAGGTTGCGCTGTGCTGCCCGCCCTACCAGGATCTCAGAGGGACTAAATCCCGAACAGAGACTGAGTAGTAAGACAGCACTAGAGAGAGAGGCCAGACAGGCTTCTCGACCTGACACGTAAGTGTCAAACCTCCTAAACCAGTATTACTACTGGCAAGGACCTACTAACGTCGATGTTATCAAAAACATCACAACGTTAGCAGAGAGAGACCGAAAG